ATTAGACCGTTTCAGGTGGTTCGTTAGAGATTTGATCGCCATCTGCCCATGTGGCATACAAATATGTTGGTGTGGCGCTATTAGCCTGACGGAATCTCCAATGAGTTTTCTTGATAACTGATTGGCGAAGATCAGTATGGCTAATTTCATCAGAGATAGATACTGATAGATCAGTTGTTCCGCGAACAGAAAGTCCACCTGGATAAGAGCCAAATGTTGTTGATGTTACACCGCCACCCGTGAAATCAGATGGAATCACGGCAGCAGCGGCACCAAAAGGCGTTTGAGCGGCATAGGGAGCACCGCCTGGAGTACTGACCCCTAATCCAGCGAACAGATTAGTTGTATTACCAAAAAGATCTCGATACTCGCTAGACCAGACGTTCATGTCTGGCTGCGTTTGAACAAGAGTGCCCGCTGTTATATCCGATCCAAGGTTCAGCGCAGAGCCTCCTACTGTGGATGCAAGTTGGAAGAAGTTTCCACTCTTGTTGATGACGTAATAGGTGACGTTGACTGCCAAAGCGGAACCGCCAGTGATCGCTTGGAAATAAACCGCATCTCCGTTAAACAACCTGTTGCTGGCGATTGTCAGTTGATCCGATGAATTTGAACCAGTAACACCTTGGTAAACTGCTTGCACTCCAGTTAGAATGATCTCATCAATTTTGGAGAATTTCTGCCAGCGGCGGTCTTTTCGATAGAGATAAATGTCCGTTCCCATATTTTTTACCATATCCGCTTGACTGAATGGCGCAAGTGGGATTATGGTTAGATCGAATTCAATCTGGTTTGCGCTGTGGAGCAGTGCATTCTGCCCATTGCAAGCCACTGAGGCCGACATTGCTCCACGATGTCGGCCTCTTTGCGTACAGTGGGCATCCCCACACTAAAAGTTACCAGTTTTTCAAAAACTGGCGTGTAACAGTAGGAAACCGTTTGTTTTGACGAGCCTATATGTGAAGGAGCGGGGCCAATCTTACCGACTGGCTTAATGCATTCCAGCAATGGAGTCTGCCGGAGTCCACGAAAGAAGACTAGTCTAGGTCAGGTGACCGCTGGACGTGCCGGATTCGGGAAACCGAAGTGTTGAAGGGCGATGATTCCCGCGTGGAAAGTCTCACTAAAGCACTAACAGACTTCCTTAGCCGGGGTCTGTTAGTGCATCGAAACGAATTAAGCCCGTTGGAAAGTAAATGATTAAACCAGCCTACAAACTAGAGATTGAACAGAGCGGACTGACGCAAAAAAAGTGGTACGCCAAGGTGTACCTGAGATCAGAGCATTGGAGCATATTGAGAAGCGCAAAATTTAGAGAGGTTGGTAGGAAATGTGAGATTTGCGGAGAAACAGAGTCAATCGAGGTTCACCATATTCGATACCGAGATATTTACGATGTGCGGACAAGCGATCTTCAGGTTTTGTGCTCTGCACATCATGCGGAGGAGCACGGTTTGAAAAAGAAGCGAAAACAGAAGTCCAATAAGAAAAAAGCGAAAAATAACTCAATTCTCAATGAACATCCAGATTCTATACCAAGCTCGTACCATGATTTCAGAGCGAAGATTGATCCGCTATACCCATTTGAGAGCGCACAACAAGCCCTTCCAAAAGTCCCGATCAAGGATAGAAATCGAACCATAAATCTTCTTGTAAAAGAGTTGAGGCAAACGCTTGGAAAGAAGGGAAATAAAAAAATACTTATGCGCCTTCGATCTTTAAAGAATGGCAAAACAGCAAAATCTTACCGATTAATATTGGGCATCGGTCCAACTAACTCAGTTACAAAACCAATTGATCGACATGGGTCAAAACCTGACAGTAAATGGAACGCCAACAAGTTTAATTTTGAGTGGAATGAATGGATTAAAAGCATGCCAAAAATAATTGATACTGTTGAAAGTTTTAGAAATTGTTATGGAATCAACTTGAGAGCAAGGCATCAACGATTTTTAGATGGTGTCTCACTAGTATGGAAAAAGCCATGTATCCCAACTGAATAAATGATGATCCGCTACTACCGACTTCCCAACGGTTCAATTTTTCGCTATCACGGAGTTATGATGCTCAAGAAGTCTGTATTCAAGGCGGTGACGCACTCATTCGCACTTGGGAAGAATAAAACCATCAGCGTCCTAATGCTTCCATTCGTTAAAGTTGAAGTCGTAAAAGCGAAATAATTTGCATCGCGTTAAATAACGTGATAAGATTGATGACCATATGAAACCAATACAAGTAAAAACCACGCAAGGTCAACGCTATCGCATCCTCCGAGAGATCAACTGTTTGAGTCAGCAGGAAGTCAATGAGCACATGGGACGTGCTTCCAGTTGGTGTTCTCAGCTAGAAAAAGACTGCTTTGAACTGACGGTGGATGCAGCATTAAAGATGGCAAGGATGTACAAAGTAACTCTTGATCAGCTTATTGGAGAAGAAGCGATAGAGGTTGTGCTGATGCCGAAGGTGAACGGATTTTGATTATCAATATGAACAACAAAATAGAACTGATCGGATATTACGGCAGCGATGAAATTCATGCTTGCTCTGCATGGACAAGCACCAGCAGAGAAATCACAGATGAAAAACGAGAGCGCATTCCTAAACTATTAAAAATGCTAGCAGATGCAGGTCACCATACACCTTTTGAAAAAAGCAGTCTTCACTTTCTTGTGGATTGCGACATTGCTAGCCATATTCATCTGCTCAAGCATCGCATTGGCGTTTCAATCAATGGAGAGAGTGCTCGGTATAAAGAGCTAAAGGAAGACAAGTATTATCTTCCTGATGATTGGGATGGTATTTACCCAACTCATGATGTGGGTTCTCCTGATTGCCCGATTGCGACAACAGAAAATTCATGGTCTAATATTCTTGAAGAATATACAAGAATGGGAAATACTTTATACCATGCCTGCCTCAAAGACCTTGAGCCTATTCTTGGTCGCAAACGCGCCAAAGAAAGTGCTCGCTTCTTCAAGTCATACAACAGCCAGATTCAAGCCGATGTAATGTTCAACTGGCGGAGCTTTCATCACTTCTTGGCATTGCGTAACAAGCCAGATGCTCAAAAAGAAATTCGAGACATTGCTGCTACTATGCTTGAGCTTGTCAAGAACATCGAAGGCAATCCTTTCAAGCACACGCTTGAGGCTTTTGGATATTAAGCAGCCCACAGGCCAGCCAACTGCTTGAATCTCTTCTGCAATGGATTTGGTTTGCCGGGATTGTGATTTCCCGGCTTGTCGATACTTGAGAGTCCATGTTTCTCACGGCAAAGCTCAATAAGAACGCAGGCGCTGTCATAAACGTCCGGCGACTTACCTGTTCTGCGCTTCATATCGACTTTGGACTCAACCTTGATGCGTGATCCTCCATCAAGTGCCTTGTTGTCTTTATACTTACGAACAGTCATCTCGTCAGCCATCTCCTTTGTGATGTTGCGTAACTGATCGCAACGAATCAGTTCTTTGCCACAGCCCCAAAGTTCGCTAACTCTGTTAGCATACCTTACACTCGATTTCTCACGATCCGCAGCAGACACAGGACGATCCGAAGCCTTGCCACCGAAGTCCACACGCAAGAAGGTATTCCCCCACTTGCTCCACATGGCGTCAGCAAAAGTTTTGCCACCACCAGCAGACGCATCAATTGCCACATCCTTGATGTCGATTCCGTCTTTCTTACAGATGTCTTTAATCTGCTCAATAAGCTGCGTAGTGCGGTCAACGTCGCGTTTGCTGGCATCGTCATTGAGAAGGATATGGCGCTCAAACTTGAGTCGCTTCTTACCATCTGTGCAAATGCCAATAGAGCCAATCGTCATCACCGTTTTGTCACCACCACTGGTATAAGAAAGGTCGATGCCGCACACCTTCGTTGGAATCCCCTGCCACACGCAATCCTTGGGCGTCTTGATGATTTCAGCTGGCGAATAAATATTGTCATCGTCTCCATCAAGAAGGAATGCACCAAGGACACCTCGCCAGTAAGCTCGCGTATGCTGGCCTAGTTTTTCTCGCTTCTCTTCCAACATCTCCCTCGTCATCAAGAACGGGTAGATCACCTTGCCCTCAATGATGTTTGGCGATGTCTCGTTATTGATGCGGATGACGTGAGCGCCTTTCCCTTTCCACTCGTCCCAATCTGGGTTGTAGCTGTCCCATCCTCCAGGAATAGGCTCACAAAGCTGCCCAAAGGTATCAAATGGCGAATTAGCGTTAGCTAGCGCAATAAGCTGGACATTTGGATTCTGGGTCAAGTTTTCCTCGAACGTATTGATGATGGATGGCGAAAGTTCAGCGCACTCGTCCAGAACAACAATGAGCTTACCGCCAGGGCCATGCTTCTGACCTCGGATAGCGCGTGATGATTCAGCGGCTTTGCTTTGCTCACCTGGAAACAAGCGGATGCCGTACTCGTCCATTACAACGCCGGTATTTAAGTCCATAGACTTGATACAGTGTGAGGATTCTACCAGCTTTCCAGGAGGCGCTCCTGCCATGCCATTGAAGTAACGAGTGATCTGGCCCCAAATACGCCCCATCGAGTCCTTGATGGTTGTGGTGTTGACGAGAACGACGTTCTTGTATGGATTTGCCAACCACCAAACGAGACAGTAAACGGCGAACAAACCAGTCTTGCCGCCAGAACCACCAGACGAGATCGCAAGACGCTTATTCTCAAATGCGGCTTTTGCCATCTTGATTGCCCAAGGATGCCACATGAACGGAGTTCGACTGCCTGGGTAGTTCCAGATGAGATTTACCGCGTTGACGAAATGAATCCACGCAGGCTTTCCTTGTGGGTTTTTATCGCCCTTCCAACCGAATAACGAACCCGTTGGACACTTGAGGAAGATCAACTCGACATCCAGTTGATTGCCAAAT